TTTTTTTCGGGCGTTTTACTTTACAGTAAGACGCTACCATGTTACTAGCATGGTAATGAAGACCAGATCTACTGAATCATCCACCCGTTAAATTTATAGTCAACGACTTTCCTTTTCATTAAATACTCAAAAGGACCAGACGAACTAAGAGTAATCTCATAATAAAATTCAGGAACTCTATCTAAATTAATCTTAGGTAGTAGTTGTTCCATAATTTCATCAAAAAATAAGTAACCACCTTTAAATTTAAAACAAATTGATGCAACTTTAGAAATTAATCTCTCAGGTGTAGATAAAACACTTTCAGGAATAAATCTTTCAGAAATAATCATTTGTTTAATAGCTAAAGGTTTATTAATATATCTACCTTCTTCATTCATGTCAGAACCTAAGAATTCAACAGTATCGAAGTCATTTGATAATTCTTGACATTTATCAGGTGATATAGTCATACCAAAATTAAAATTTAACCATCTAGAAAAATGATTAACATCAAAGTCAAAAGTGAATCCATGAACACAGTCATCACCTTGAACATTTGGAAAATAGTCAGTATGGTCAAGTTGAAACTCAACCATATATAAATTAAGTAAAAATAAATTAATCCAGGAATCCATAAAATTAGTAAATACAGAACCAGAATTAACTGAACCATCTTTAGTATATGATAATGGACCAGTGTTATCTTTATTTAATAATGTCCCGTAGACATTGAAAAAGGTAACAGCCTCATACATATTATCAATTATTTTTGATTTAATTTTGAAAAATTGTTTGATAGATCTGAAAAAATGAATCATTAACTCAGAAGGAACAGAAATATCAAATGATGAATAATCTAAAACAATAATTTTATTAAATTGACGAAGTTTCTGAATTCTAGGTTTAATATCTGTAAAGACATTTCCAACACACCAGGGTGTTGTTTTATTTTCTTCAAAATATTCACGAATAGGTGAATAGAACATATTTTCAAAGATTTGTGAAATGTAAGATGTAACCCAGATAATTCTATATTTCATAGCCTTTGGTCTAACTTGAGTTCTCCAAGCCATAGTTGAAGGTAAATACTTCCAACTTGAATCATTATTTGAGATCAACTGTTCAACAATATTGATAGTATAATCCATAATGTTTACTTTTCTCTGCTCATATTCTGGATAACCAGAACTTGTATCTTTTGGAAGATTAGAAGCAGATATTCTAGGACTTACAGGTGTAAACTGATTTCTTGTTAGAGTTAATTGTTTATTGGTAAGTGTAGTAGCCAATTTAATATTTTCAAAATTCTTAGATTTTGAAAAGTAATCAACTTTTTGCTTTTGTGAAGTGACAGAAACAGAATTGTTTCTAGCTTCAATTGCTCCTTGTTGAATGTCCTGTTTAGTTGGAAATTCACTTTCTTTCTTTTTAAAAATATCAAGAAAGATTGGTTCAAGAAGATAATCTGGTAGTCTATAACAACTAGCCCAAACTTTGTTTATAGTTGATAAATAATTCGAGGGTCTTAAGACACGAGAGGAGCTGTTAATAAATGATAACATATAGGTCTTAAAAGACCTAAAATTAGAGAAATAATTTTTCATAATATAGTTTAAAATAAATATTTTTAACCAAAAATGAAATAAATGAATCGATTGATTCAATTACTTAGTTAGCCATTAGTCGTTGATTTAAATGTCAACAATTGTTTAGCCGACATATTTGGATATGATGTTGCAGTTCCGTTTGCCAGTAGCAAGATTGGATCTGGTACTCATTTTGTCTCCCAGTGGAAGTAAAAT